CCAAGGTGTAAGAACTTCAGGAACACCCCTCTTGGACGTTTCCTCTACAATAATTGCCCCATAGAATGGAAGCTTATCACAGGGTCCATCAACATGGAGCATTTCTGGAGGAAGACGGATTTCATTGAGAGTGTCTGCCAGTCGTCCGAGAATCCCATCTTCAAGTCAGTCGCCTTCAGGAGAGTGTTGGCAGACTTCAGGAAATACGGAATGTATACACCTAACAGGAAGGACTATACGGTCACTGATGAACTGGAGGGGATACGGAACCGTCTTAAAATCAAATAAGGAAGCATTCAGCTTCCTTATTTTTATGTACATACGTGTACTTATTTATAAATGCAAACTGTCCGATTTGAAAATTTTAACAATCGAAATTTAGATTTCTAAATTATATAATCAACACGTTACCAGTGTTTTACAGAACTTTTTGCATAATTTAATATAAAAATCTTCAAAAATAATCACACTTGTAGATTTATTTGATTATCTTTGTGTCGTAATCCAAATCATTATGATTAAAGGTCACGGTAAGCTCCGAAAAATTGGCGGCATTCTTTATGACAGAGAGTTAAAGGAGTCGTTGAAGAAGCTGCCTGATAATGAGAATTACTTGTTCTTGGTCGTTGACGATACAAAGAACCGTATTCTGCCATCATTGGCCTATCTTTTCTCAGTTGTACTGAAGTATATCTCGGATTCACTTCCAGACCATCCGTCAACTGAAGCTCTCTACAGGTATTTTGAAGATTGTTTCGCCCCACTTCATACCTGTAAAATCAACGGTGAGGTGTATGAGTACACGAACCTGAAGGGTGAAAAACAAAATGATGTCGGCGATTTCATTGAGAGGGTTGTCGGCTATGCACGTAAGAAATGGGGTATTAACGTTCCAACACAGGAGGAACTGAAAGATCCAGAGTTACGTGATGTCTATGCAAAGGCCTATCAGAGACAGGAGATAGACTGGAGCAGTTTTATCTCATCAAGAAAATAATGCTTATTTTAAAAGATGAGTGACGAAACAAAAAAGATGAGTTTGTTCGACCTTTTTGGACAAACCGCAGAAACCTTAGCACAGGCTGAAGAGAAAAACAAACAAGAACAAGGTCGTTCCCAGATTGAGAGATTCCGAATGTCAGAGGATATTGACTACAATATCCGTATTCTTCCTTTGGCTCCTGAAGTTGAGAAGGATGACAATGGAAACATCATCGGTGTGAAGCCTCTTGACCGTAAGGGATTTGAGTACCCGTTGAAGCAGCTGTTCCTCAGTATCAAGCTGCCCAGTAAGAAGGGTAAGAAGGAACAGAAGCTCAGTGTCCCGGTTGTCAAGTCTGATGATCCTTATATCGGACTGTCTGATGACCTGATCACAACCTATGTACGGATTGCGAAGGAGAAGTATGCAGACGATGAGGACCTGATCAAGAAGATTTCAGGCGGTTCCTATGGCGGTGGCCTGAAGTATGCTTCCCAGCGTGCAATGTATGTGTTTGACCTGAATGAGAAGAATCCTAAGCCACTGTTATGGCAGGCATCATTCAGCATGTATCATGAGATTGATGACAAGCGCTTGCGTTTGTGGAGAGACATGGCCAAGGATAATGACGTACAGGGTTGCCCGATTTCATCTATCAGGGATGCATATCCTGTAATCATTTCAAGAAAGACAAAGAGCGGTAACGTATCTTACACTACGGATATTGGACGCCGTACACATTCTTTGACTGAGGATGACATGGCAGCATTGCTTGATGCTCCACGTATTCCGGATGTCATCTATCATTTCACTCGCTATCAGCTGGAAGCAGAGAAGGTGTTCCTGGAGCAGTATGATGAGGAGAATGACATCGATATCACGAACGAGCAGGAGTTCATCGATTGCTTCAACAAACTGTCAGCTGAGCTTCCGAAGGATGATACCAGTCATTTCGATCTGGCAAGTGCATCCAAGGAGAAGGAAGATGGTGACGGTGGAAAGGTTACCATTGATTCCCTGTTCAAGGAGTACGATGCAATGGCAGACAAGGATCTTCCTACCAATTCTGAGGAGTATCAGGATTTCAGGGAGAAGATCCGTCAGTTCGCAGAGGACAACGACATCGATGTACGTCTCAGTCGCAGCATGAACAACCTTGACATGCTTGAAGCTATTGAGGACGCTTTGGATTCAGCCAAGAAGGAGACAAAGCCGGCTAAGAAGGAAGAGAAGAATGACGATGATGAACGTCCTGCAAGACGTCCCAGTCGTCCAAAACCAGAAGATGATGACGTGGAGAAACCTGAGATCGACGACAATGATTCAAAGGAGGTTCCTGAGAAGAATGATGTTGATGAGAAGGAGACACCAGTTGAGGAGATTATGCCACGTCGTCGTACACGCAGACGCTAAGTCCTGTTTTTTGATATAAGCGATTATTTTGTGTAGTAAGTAGTGAGGTGCTTTAATGTGCCTCACTTTAAACTATAAATCTATTATTATAAAATGGGAAAGGCGATAGCATTACTAATCAATGATTTACACATTTCCAAAGATACGATTCATGATTTCAACTTAAACTGGGATGAAGCGCTGGACGTGTGTAATGAATATGGTATACCGGAAATATACGTTGGAGGCGACATGTTTACTTCCAGGGCATCACAGACACTCGATGTTTTACTGGCCGTAAAGAATGCAATCCAACGTTCCTCAGCAAAGCATATCCATGTGACCATTGCCGAGGGCAACCATGATAAGGTTGATCAGGAATTAGTATTCGGATATAACCATATCTTCGAAAAGAAAAACGACCTGTTCGTAATTGATACTGGCCTTATAGCTGACTATGATGAGATTAAACTGGCCGTTATGAGCTATTTCCCTGAGAAAGGTTCATTCAGGCAGAAGTTGGAAGGTATCAAAAAACAAGTTGCGTATTGCATTGAAGATACCATTCTCTACATTCATGAGGGAATACATGGTGCATTGGGTGACTTTGAGATCCCTGATGAACTTCCACAGGATATCTTCTCAGACTTCTACAAGGTTCTTGTCGGCCACTATCACAACCGTACAAAGATAGAGGGTACGAATATCGAATACATAGGATCGTCACGTCAGAACAACTTTGGCGAGGATGAGGAAAAGGGGTATACGATTCTCTATGATAACGGTGACACAAAATTCGTAAAGAACAATGTGAACGTCAGATATGCCACTATAACGGTCGATGCAGAGGATATCAATGACAGCTTCCTGTTGAAGCTGGTTAATCAAAGCAGGAAAGGTCCCGGTTACAAGATCAGGGTTAAGGTTAAATGTACTGATGCCCAGGCTAAGACATTTGACAAGAAAACTCTTTTGGAAAATGGCGCAAGTAAGGTCGAGCTGATAACTGACAAGCTTCAGAAGATAGAGACACAATCTACGGCAATCAGTGAAAAGTTTGACAAGAACGGAATCAAGAAAGAATACCAGTCTTTCTGTGATGGCCATGGTATCGATTCAAAGACAGGTATGAAATATCTAAATATGATTTGACATGTGGAAACTGGAATCTATACAAATTAACAATATCATTTCATTTCATAACGTTGAGATGAAAGTAGAGCAAGATGTTGCTACGTTAATATTCGGGCAAAACCTTGATAATGAGAATCAAAAGGCAAATGGTTCAGGTAAATCTTCACTCATTGAGGCTATTGCTTTCGGACTGACTGGAGAGACTTTGAGGAAGGTTAAGACCGATGAGATAATCAATGATGAGTGTGAAGAGGCAGGTATATCCATGAAGCTCCACAATGATTTCCTTAATGAGGATTTTGTCATTGAGCGAGAGATAAGCAGAAGCGCACCTCAGATCATCAGATGCTACATCAATGGGGAGCAGTCAGTACAGGCCTCCGTTGCCGACTACAATAAGTTTATCCTTGACAAGATCGGACTGACGAAGGATGATATATACTCGAACTATATACTATGCCGGAACAAATACAAGTCATTCTTCGATTCTTCAGACAAGGACAAGAAAGAGATCATCAACCGTTTCAGCAATGGTATTCTTGTCGATGAATCAATAGAGAAGCTGAAGCTGGATATGGAGCCTCTGAATGAGAAGCTTACCAGTGAGGAACAGGCTGTTTCTAAGGTTACAGGTAAACTGGAAGCGGTTGAGGAGCAGATTGTCAGTGCCATCCAGCATAAGGATATGCAGAGACAATCAAGAGAACAGGAGGTGGCTAACCTTAACCTAAAGATAAATGAAAAGAGAAATTGGATCACGACACTTCAGCAAAAGGAACAGGCAGCACGAAAGAGGTTTAAGTTGCTTGATGATAACAGTATCGTCATAGAAGACCTTGAAAAGTCTGACAAGTCATTTACTGAGTGTTACCATACCATCTCAGATATCTTTAAGGAGCTGGCATTGGATAACCTTACAGACTATGACCGTGAGATACAGACACTGAATACATCTTTGGAAAGTTATCTGAAACAGATCGCAGAGGAGGACAAAAATTCTAAGGAATGCTCTGCAGAGTTGGGTAAGATTACTGCTTCATACAATAACATCAAAGAGGAGTATCAGAAGTTGTCTGATGATTGCGAAAGTAAGAATAAGTCTGAAGAGGAAGCATTGCAGAAGCTGAGAGATGAGATTGCCGACATTGACAATGCAATCGGAAAGGATGATGAGGAAATTAAGGCGAACAATAAATCCCTTGATGAACTGAGGAATCGTTTGTCTGAAATCAATAACCTGCTGCATGGTGCCATAACGTGTCCTAAGTGTAATCATAAGTTCTCCCTTCAGTCCAATAAGTCGATTGATGAGATTGAGGAAGACAAGGTAAGCTGCCAGGAATACATCTCACACTTGGAGAAAGCGAACAAGAGCTTGGAAGAGATGAACGACAAGCTTGATGAGAAAGCCTGTGAGAAACAGAATGGTATCAGCCAAATAAAATCTCAGCAGCTTGAAAGGCAGAGATTGCTGGATTCCAAATATAATCATCAGTCCCGGTTACGTAATGAGGTTGACAATGCGAGCAGGAAATGTATGGATTGCAAGTCACGCATTAACGGTCTGAAGCTGAAGATTGATGAGGTCAACGGAAAGATTAGCAATATGAAAAAGCGAATGTTTGACGAGGCATTCAATATCATCGATGCACGAATGGATTCCGGTGAGAACTATATCAAGAACACACTGGAGGATATCGAACATTCCAAGGGTGTCATTGAGGGCTACAGGGAACGCATAAACGAGCTGAAGAATGCCAAGGAGATTGATGTCATGGCATCGTTGCAGGAGGCTAAGAAAAGTTACGAGAAAGAGCTGGAGATAGCTTCAGCGAACCGTGACAAGACATTGGCCGAGTGCAATGAACTGAAGCAGCAGGAAGCCCATTTCGTGGCATTCAAGACACACCTTGCCAATACGAAGATAGATGCGATCTCAGCTGTAACAAACGAGTATCTTGAACGTATTGGAAGCGACCTAAGAGTTGTCCTTGAAGGCTACAGGATATTGAAGAGCGGAAAGTTACGTGACAAGATTACCGTAAACATTCTCAGGAATGGCGTTGATTGCGGATCGATTGAGAAGCTTTCAGCCGGTGAGAAGACACGTATATGTCTTGCCAGCATAATCGCATTGCAGCATTTGACCAATTCAGCCTGTGAGAATGGTAAGGGTTTGGACTTGGTGATTGCCGATGAGATTCTTGATGCCTCTGACATAGACGGTCTGATGTCTTATTGCGATGCGATCAACCACCTGCAGATGACCGCTTTCATTATCACTCAGAATGCGATAGCTGAGAATTACCCATACGAGCTTGTCGTAACTAAAAAGAACGGAATATCAACAATTTAAATAGTTAATGCAGAAGATAGATCAGGAATTTTTGGCAACACTCAAAAGGCATAACATATTGAGCCTTGACGTGGCAGAGCATACAGGATATTACCATACGAGTGATGACTATGGTGTGGTGTATTTTCCGAGTAACAACAGTGCCCCGAAGAAACTGGGTAAGGACTATGACCAGCACCTTGCTTTTGCCACATGGTTGAGAAATTTCATAAAGGACAATAACATCAAAATGATTGTTGCTGAAGACGTGAATGTCGGAAAGCATTTTATGGCATTGCGGAAGCTTTCAGAGTTTCGTGGCATACTTTTCCTTGTCTGTGCTGAGATGAACGTTCCGATCATAACATTCAATGTGTCGGACATCAAGAAATGGGCGACTGGGAACGGTAATGCAAGCAAGGACCTGATGATCGAATATGCTCAGAAAAGGTGGCATATCGATTGCCTTAACAACGATAACGTAGCAGATGCGGTGCATATTTATTTTTATTTGATTTACAGGTACAGGTTATGAGCCATATTCAAAATGATGTTAGGAGGCATTGCCACCAGTTTCTTTTTAATTCAATAGAGATGAAGAAATGGGTAGGGTTCAGAAGGAGGCAATGCCGGATGATAACAGGGAAAAGCTTTTCAATAAGCTCATAAGGCCGAATTTCGATAAGATTAAAAGTCTCGTCAAGCATTATAGCAATCACCAGAGCGACGTGGATTCCCACTACAGCTATGTCATAGAGCAGATGTTCAGGTATGTTCATACGTACAATCCTGAGCAGTCTCTTGATACGTGGATTCATATCGTCACAAAGCGTGCATGCTTCAACCAGAACAA